CGCTGACGCTGGCGGAGCGGCGGCAGATGTCGCAGATGCCTTGGTGCCACGTGGCGATGTGCCCGGCGGGCATGCCGCGGCCGTGGGCCTGTCCGCACGGGGCGCATATCCAATCGGGATATGGTTGGCGGACGGCTGGGCCAGCCGTCCCTACCGGGGTTTTCTTCCAGCGAATGGCGTCGTAGTTCGCGGCGTATCGCTGCGGGTCGACGGGTCTTGGTTTGCTGCCTTTGCCGGACATAAGGGAGTTGAGGGTTGAGGGTTGAGAGTTGAGGGTGCCAGAGGTCAGACTTTCACCACGGGTTCTCCCCTGCCCCTTCGGTGGGTTCTTCGGGGAGCAGGCTGTTTTGGGCTTCTTTGATTTTGATGAAGCCGCCGATGAATTTGAGGTCGGACTTGGTCACGCGTTTCCAGGCGGTGAGTTTGTATTCGGCCTGGGTGCCGTCGGGTAAGGTGAGCAACGCGGTGCCCGAGAAGTCGGGATGGTTGCCGTCTTTCTTGTATTTGTTGGGGAACAGGGTCCAGGTGTCGGGTTTTGGTTGGTATGACATAAAGAGGTGCGAAGGTGGGAAGGTGGGAAAGTTGGCAGAAGTCAGTCGTCAGTTGGCAGCCAGCGGGATTGATCCGGGTCCCAGCGCAGGCCGATCATTTTGGCGAGCACGGGAATTTGGCTCATGGCTTCGGCTTCGCTCGACTCGACGGCGCAAAGCAGGCCAGCGTTCATTTCTTTGAGCCGGCCTTCGCGGTAGAGCCGGTCGTTGACGGCGCATTCTTTGTCGGCGCGACAGACGGTGAACTGGCCTTGCTCGGGGTGATACATAAGCAGCCAGAGGTTTGACCGCATAGTGAGCGGACGGAGGGCGTGGAGTATTTTAGCAATCATTCGGCGCGGTCGACGTGGTCGAGGAGTTCGAGGACGTCGTCCAAGGCGGCGGCGCGGGCGCTTTGGACGATGAGCATGCGTTCGTGGTTGCGGAGGGTGCGGTCGTCACCGGCGGCGCGGGCGGCCGCGGCGAGGTCGCCGTGCTTGGTGTAGGCTTGGGCGGTGGCGGCGCGGAGCTGATGGACTCCGGTGCGGGCCAGGCTGGCTTGCTTGAGGAGGCGTTCGTTGTGCTCGCGTTCGACTTGCCAGCGTTGCGACCAGGTGTCGGACGTGTTGAGTTCGGCGTTCATGCGTTCGATGGTTTCTTGGTGGCTCATGCTGCTTTGGATTTTTTGTCGTTGAGGGAGAGCATGGCTTTCTTGAGCGTGGGGACACGGCGGCTGAACAGCGCGGTGCGGATGGCCAGCTTTTCCAAGATGGAGTCGTGGCGGCGGCGCTCGGCGTCGGAGAGCATGTCGACGCGGGTGTTGGTGCCGAGGATGACGCCGCGTTTGAGGGCTTGGGCGGCGGCGGCTTGGAATTGCTCCATGACGCCGGAGTTGTCGGCGGCGGGGACGATCTCGAAGACTTCGCCTTTACCGCCGCGGCCGGACAGGTAGTAGCCGTGGCGGAGCAGCTCGGAGCGGATGCGGGAGACGTCCAAGCTGAAGCGCATGGACATGCGATCTTGCTTGAGGCGTTTCTCGAAGTATTCGGCGTCGTAGGATTTGCCGTATTCGACTCCTTCATCGAGCATGTCTTGGAGGCAGGACTTCCACTCGGGAAGTTTCACGACCTCGAAGGACACGGTGTTGTTGTAGTTGGTTTCGTTGTTTGGTGGTGTTGTCATAAATCATTCAGCAAACTGCGACGCTCTCGTGAAAGCGCCGTGTGTTTGCCATGCCGCGCCCCGCCCTGCCGGGCCGTAGCTCGCCGTGCCGCACCTTGCCATGCCCTGCCTGGACGGGCCCTGCCTAGGCACGCCGGACCGCGCCAGACCCTGTTTGGCCGAGCAAGCTGCGACGCTCTCGTGAAAGCGCCGTGTGTTTGCCTTGCCGCGCCGGACCATGCCCGACCGCGCCCAGCCTCGGCTCGCATTGCCATGCCCTACCAAGGCCGTGCCACGCCTAGCGGTGGCTCGCCAAACTGCGACGCTTTGTTTCCAAAGCGCCGTGTGTTTGCCGTGCCCGTCCTCGCCCCGCCCGGCCTTGCCCCGGCTTGCCTCGCCCGACATGGGCATACTACCGCCCTCTCGATGAGAGAGCGGTGTGTTTGCCCGGCCAAGCCACGCCGTGCCACGCCTAAGCATGCCTTGCCATGCCCGGTCCCGCCTTGACGCGCCGCGCCAAGACCCGTCATGACATGCCACGCCAGAAATGTGCAGGGCCTCGTGCATCAGTGGATTTCGACGAGGAAGCGGCCGAATTTGGGACGCCAGTCTCCGAGGCCGACGACGGCGCCGGCGTCGATCATGGCTTTTTCGAGGGAGCGGGCGTTGACGAGGGATTCGTCGAACTCGAGGGTGAAGTTGAGACTCCAACCGGTCGGGATCATCGGGCGGATGCGGATGATGCGGGACTGCTGGACTTTGACGCCTTTGCGCAGGGTGAAGCGCGGGTCGGCGAAGAGTTTGTCTTTGTCCTTCGGGCCTTCGTATTTGAGCGTGACTTGGGCGGAGGTGCAGAAGACACCGGCTTGGACGTCTTTGCCGATGCGGGACTTCTGGGCGCCGAGCTGGATGCAACGCTCGATGTTGTCGCTGGGGATGACGAGGCCGTCGGACTCGTCCCAATAGAGGCCCGCTTCCCACTCGAGGCGGTCACGTTCCTCGTAGTCGGAGTCGGTGAGCTTCTTCGACCCTTTGGCCGTGATGGCTTTGATGGCGCGGGTGTATTCGTTGGTGGGATCGGCCATGAGGCCGTTGTGCATGATGAGCGGGCGGATGCCCGTCCAGGTGGTGTTTATGGTTTTCATGATGGGATGTTGTGTTTTGTGTTTGGGTTTTTGGTGTCAGGGAAAGGGTCAGGCTCCGTCGGTGTCGTTGAAGTTGTGGGGTTTGTAGGTGGTGGCTTGGCGTTCGGCTTTGTTGTTGGAGTAGAGTTTCTCGGTGCTGCTGCGGAATTGGGTGATTTCGGCGTCGAAGTGCATTTCGATGCGGCCGACGGGGCCGTTGCGTTGCTTGGCCAGGATCAGGACGGCTTTGCCTTTGTCTTCTTCCTTGTGGCTGACGCGTTCGGGGCGGTGGAGCAATGCGACGACGTCCGCATCTTGTTCGATGCTGCCGCTCTCGCGGAGATGGCTGAGCTTGGGCTCGGCGCGTTCTTCGGCGTCGCGGTTAAGCTGGCTCAGGGCGATGACGGGGACGGCTAATTCTTTGGCGGTCGCCTTGAGGCCGGAGCTGATTTCGTCGATCTCCAGGCGGCGGTCCTGGGCGGCGCGTTTGGTGGAGCCTTTCATGAGCTGCAAGTAGTCGACGATGAGGAGCTTGACGCCGTGCTTGGCGACGGCGCGCCGGGCACGGGCGCGGAAGGCGGCGATGCTCAGCGCGGGGGTCTCGTCGAGGTAGAGGGGCGCACCGGCGATGTCGGTGACGATGCGGCCGAGTTTGCTCATCTCGTCTTTGCTCATGAAGCCGTCGCGGACGCGTTGCAGTTTGACGCGGGCTTGGGTGCAGAGGACGCGTTCCATCAATTCCTCGCCGGTCATTTCGAGGCTGAAGAGGGCGGTGGGGACTTTGTCGTGGAGGCAGGCGTGTTCGGCGATGTTGGTAGCGAAGGCGGATTTGCCCATGCTGGGGCGGGCGGCGATGATGATGAGCTGGCCGGCCTTGAGGCCGCCGGTCATGCGGTCGAAGTCGCTGAAGCCGGTCGCGACGCCGATGGGTTTGCCGCGTTTTTTGTGGGCGAGTTCGATGCGGGTGGCCGCGGCGTCGACGGCGGTGGCGCAGTGGACGAGGCCGGATTGGCGGGTCTCGAGGCGGAGGTCGAGGAGGAGTTTCTCGGAGGCGTCGAGGATGTCGTCGGTGATTTTCTGGAAGTTGCGCGATTCGGTGACGAGTTCCATGCCGATGCGGTGGATCTCGCGGCGGCGCCAGTAGTCGCGGATCTGGTCGATCCAATGGCCAAGGGTGGCCGGGCTGCATTCGACGCGGGTGTATTCGGCGGTGATGAAGCCGGGGCCGCCTTCGATTTTTTGGAGTTCGCCGGATTGGCGGAAGGCTTCGGTGAAGGTGAGCAGGTCGACGGGCTGGCGCTTGTGGCCGAGGTCTTTGAGCAGGAGCCAGGCGGTCTTGTTGACCGGGGCGAAGAACCAGTCGTCGCTGGCGATGGCTTCGATGGCGTGGTCGAGGCTGGGCGTGCCTCCGTGCAGGATGGCGCTGATGACGCCGGCTTCGGCGGATTGGGACCAGAGGGGGATGTGGGAGTTTTCGGGTGTCATGAGGTGGGAAGGTGCGAAGGTGGGAAAGTGGGAAGGTTTAGTGGGGGTCGGTGCCGTTGGTTTTCAAACGGTCGTATGCTTCGAGGGCGGTGCCGCGGAAGTGGTAGGCGCTGGGGTGGACGGACGCGGCTCCGGCTTGGAGGCTGGAGGCCAACATGCCGGCGACTTCGCGCCAGGCTTCGAGCTGGGCGTGGAGGTCGGCGATTTGTTCGTCGGGGGTCATGGGCGTGAGCGGCGGCGGGCTTGGCGCTGGAGTTTGCGGAGGCGGAGGCGCTTGACGCGGGCGCGGCCGCGGAAGTTGGTGGCGGTGGTGCCGCGGCGGAAGATGGTCGGGACGGCCAAGGTGACGCCGGGTTGATGGGGCTTGAGGGCGAGCTGACGGGCTTTGAGGTCGCGGGTGTTCATTGCAAGTCGGGGTCGAGGGCTTCGCTGCGGGCGTCGATGGCTCGCTGGGTGAGCGGGGCGCAGAGGTGGAGGGCGCGTTCGAGTTTGGCGATGCGCTGGGCGGCTTTGTCATACAACTCGGCGAGCTGGATGGCGGTGGGCGCCGGGCCGATACCGGGCGGATAGATGACGCCTTCGCTGCGGCCGACGGTGTAGGTGTGGCTGGTGGTGTTCATCGCAGGATGAGGATGAGGCCGAGGACGGCGTAGGTGGCGAACGCGGCCAGGAGAAGGAGGCCGGTGCGGAGTTGGGTGCGGGTTTTGTTTGTCATAGAGGGGTTGCCCCGACGTGTTTCATGAGGCGTGGATGTTTCGCACGGCCCGTCGCCGGATCTCCCGGCGCACCATTCGTCAGGGGCAAAGGTATGGGGTTAAACCAAATGGCTTCTTGGATGCGGCGCTTGAGGCGTTTGTAGGCGCGGAGTTTCTGCCAGGCGGGGGAGCTGGCGTGCCATCCGCCGCAGATGGGGCAGTGGTAATGGCGCATGCCGGGCTGGTCGCGGTGGGCGTCGGCTTGGCGGGCGTAGCGGACTTTGCGGCTGCACATGCGGAAGGCGGTGGTAATGGCGCGGCTCATGGGAAGCGGGGGTCGTTGTCGTCGAAGAGGGCGGCGACGATGACCGCGAGGAGGGCGAAGAGCAGGAGATACGCGAGGGCTTGGGGGATCATGCGGCCTCCTTGGGCCACAGGCCCTCGGCTTGGAGTTCGTCCGATAGTTCCTGCGCGATGTCGGGATAATCGCGCTTGAGCTCCGCGAAATCGGCGGGATGCCAGGCGAAGTCGCTGCCGCCACGCTTGGCGTCGAAGCGCGGTCGCCAAAGTTCATCCGGCGGATCGTCGGGCGCCCCGCCCCCCTTTTCTTTTTTTTCGGGATTTTCGGATAGTTCGCTGGGCAAGACTTCGACCCAGCGGTGGGCGTTGAGCCAAGTCGCGGCGTGAGGGATGAATTTGCCGCTGTCGCGGACCCACTGGTCGCAGTCTTTGAATTCGAGCACGGCGGCGATGAGGACTTCGATCGGGGGCCGAGCGGCGGCGGTCTGGCGCCACGCTTTGTAGGCGGCTTTCTTGTTTTCTTTCCGCGGGTAGGTTTCCCAAAAATCCGCAAAGTCCTGATCGGCCGCCATGTCCCCTTTGGGGACTACAGGGGTAGAATTCTTCTCTTCTCTTCTCTGCGTTTTTTCGGGTGATTCCGTGGTGACGGAATGGTGACGCGATGGTGACGATGTGGTGACGGCAAGGTGACGCTTACGGTGACGGTAACGTGCTGCTTTTTCTCTGTCGGATGCGCGTTTTTTGGCGTTGTTGCCTTGGTATCGCTCCAAGTTTGGCATCTGCATGGCGTTGTCTTCGCCACAAAGCCAAGTGGTAGCGCACATGGCGTCGGCAAATCCGGACAGTCCAACGATGCGATCAATGGCCGTGCGGGTGACGGCGATGTTGTAGTTGTCGGTGACGTGCTGGTCGGCCCAGCTCCAGAGTTTCCAAAGGCGTCCGACGACGACGCATTCTTCGATATTGAGGCGAGCGGCCATCTCGAGGACCGCAGGATCGGTGTCGAGGTTGACGCGCATTTGAATCCAATCACCGGCCATGGCGCGGGGTTCCTTTCTTTTTGGTGGTAAGGTCGAGGGGTTTGCGGAAGGGGGATTCCCAGGTGATGCCGCGGCGGCGGGCCCAGGCGTTGAGGGCGCGGTTCATGCCGGCGGCGTCGAAGTGCTGGTAGCCGATGGTGCCGGGCTCGATCTCAAGGGTGCGGCGGTTCATTTTTTTCACGGTTGGCGGCGGGCAAGGCGGTCGAGGATGGTGAGCCAGCCGAGGTAGCCGACGAGCTGCGTGCGGCCGTCGGTCTCGCGGAGGATGTCGGCGGCTTTGCGGGCGCGGTTGGGCTTCGGGGCGATGGGATCAGGCTGTTTTGGCGTCATGTTCGTGGCGTTCGTGTTTGTCCATGGGGCGCCAGCCGAGGTTGGTCAGGAGCCAGGTCATGATTTTTTGCGATTCGTAGAAGCAGCCGGAGCACAGGAAGCCGATGTCGGTGAGGAAGCCGGCCTTGCGTGGGCACATGCAGCACCATTGGGGAGAGTCGAGGTCGTTCATCGAAAGCGGGGTTGGCTGCGGTGGATGGCGGCCTCGTATTCGCCGTGGTCGTTGAGGCGGACTTCGAAGGACTCGCCCTGCCGGTAGTAGCCGGTGTCGCGGACCAGCACGGCGTGCTCGTTGCCGTGGATCGTGCAGGAAAGGCGTTTGCGGTTCGGGAGGTTGCGGGAGCGCAGCGCCGTAGCCATGACGGGACCTGAGGGCGCCGGTGCCCCCTCGCCCGGCCGCCACTCTTCTTTTTTTTCGGGTTCCGCTATCAGAGCATTGTCTGGCTCAGGAAGCGGCTGCTGGACCTGCTGGCGTCGCTGGCGCAGCATTTCGGCGACTTTGTTGACTCCGGTGCGCGTCAGCACTTTGAGCCCCCCTTCTTTTTTGCTGTAGTCCGCTCCTTCGGTGAGGAGCCCTTCTTTTTCGGTGGTGTGCGTTTGCATGAAGGTTTGTCCGCGGCCGGCTCCCCATGACCGGACTCGCGGACATTGGCCCTTTGGCCAAAATTCTGTTTTTCTGGATCAATGCCTTGGGGTTGGGGATACTCACTCGCATGACCCCCTCCCCCCCTGGGTGGGGGGGTGTCATCGACCTGCGTGGCCCGCGGAGTGGCCCGAGTCTGCGCGTCTACACTGATAGCGACCCCTGCATCATCTGATCTTATATCAGAGGAAGGCGCCGGCAACAGAGGCGCGGCGGCCGGTGCGGCGGTCCCCTTTTGTCCGGGGATTCGGTCGGCAATACCGGTTGAAATCTCACCATCGACGATCTCCGCCTCGATGACCGGCAGGCTGTCCAAGTATTGACGCACCTGGTCTGGCCTCGCCTCTACCCGCTCGATCCGGCTGGTCGCCTCACCGGACAGCAGCTGGTGCTTGTCCGCCATGATGGCCGTAACCAATGCAGCGTCCTTGGCTGACTTCGTCTCAGGCAAAAGCTCAAGAGTGCGCTCGGCTCCGAGTCGCATCCCCTTCCGCAACAGGTTCAATACTTCCTTTTTCTCCTGCTCTATAGGAACAGCTTCCCTCTCTCTGACTGCGCACACTGTATTGCGAGAGACCCGAAGCGCCCGAGCGGTCGCACTGATGCTGAGCCCCTCGGCCGTCATGCGGACGATAGCCTGGTAAATCTCCGGCCGATCACGGAACAACCGCTCGCCGGTGAACTCACCTACGGCAGCCAGCTCCATCTCACCTCTTTCGACTTCCTCAAAAAAAGAAAGGACGGGGGCCGACGCATGGGCCTCGGCGGCGGCTTCGATAAGGCTGCCAGCGGACTTGGTCATGCCACGCGCAAAGCAGGACGGCGAGCCACACGATGCCTCTCCAGCCACGCTACGACAGCGCCAGCCGGGATCAATGCCCTCGAGCCAATCCGGTAATGCTCCAGATCGCCACGACTCAATGCCTGGCTGACCGTGGTGCGGCCCAATCCGGTCCGCCGGCACACTTCCGCCACGCTGTAGCACACCGGCAACTCCGGAGCCTTGTTTGTTTGATCCTTGGAATTTGACATACAAAAAAAGAAAAAGGGCGGGGCCGTCAGTCCGGCACCGCCTGGCATTGGTCTGGGGACAAATCGTGCTCCGCGCAGTATTTGACGATGGCGCCGGCGGCCGACTCGGCATGCACCAGCTGCCGCCAAGGCCCGGTCATCGGGCAGAACGCCATGACCATCCACCGGCGCAACATCGGGGCCACGGTCGCCCGCGGCGCCGTGCGGATTTCCGCCGAAAAACGGCCGCGCTCGACTCGGGACATCGTCGCGGCCAGGCTCATCGCCGAGCCCTCCGCAAATGCTTGTTCAGCTCGTAGACAAAGCCCGCCGTGCCGACCAAAAACCAGAACAGCAAAAACAAAAGCACGCTCGAATCGCTCATTCCGCGGCCTCGCTTTCCACTGCACTCGCTTCGCATTTGCGACGCGTGAGATGTTCGATGATGAGACGCCGGACGACCGCGGAGCGGCTTAAATACAGGCTTCGCGCATGTTCTTCGATTTGATCGAAGACCGCCGCCGGCAATGTGACTGTGAGTGGGATCAACTTTTCCATGGGGCGTTCTCCCTATTTCTCACGTTTCTCGTGAGAAACGCAAGAAAAAGTTGAAGAATATTTTCGCCCTGCTAAATTGACCCCATGAAACGCACGAAAAAGGGCCACGGCGTCGGCAAAGATTCCGTGTCCATCAGCACCAGCATCCCGGTCTCCGTCGATGCCGAGCTGCGCAAACTTGCCACCGCCAGCGAACTCACCCGCGGCGGTTACGCCAGGGAAGCCATCGAGCAGGCCGTCAAAGCCGGCTACATCCGAGAAGTCACCCGCACCACTATCCGAGACCGCAAGATCGTCAAATACCCGGTTGAGCACCCAGAAAACCCCACGGCCCGCGCTGCCGACGATGCGGGAGTCTGATATTGTCTCCCGAGTATTCGGAAGCCAATATCATTCGCGGACCATGGCCCGGCTCATGGTTCTGAAATGCGCCCCCTCCGATTCAACGAGACCCACATCGGCACAGATTGCAGCAGTGACGAAGCACGGCGCCTCGCCGCTATGCTCCGCGACCACGGCTACGACGCCGCCTACCAGCTCGAGCCACCGCACTACTGGCACCGCTACCTGATCGACCGGCCCGTCTGGCAGCACTGTCTGCTCGAGGCCGTCATCCTGCCGCCCCGATCCGTTACCGCAGGTCTCTATCCGGTTCTTCCGGGTTATCCCGTGACGCATCAAACAACAGCCCCACCTTCCGCCCCGTCCAAGTATCCACGATGACCGCCCGATCCCGCTCATCCGGCGCTTCCACTGCATAGCGTCCATCGGCCCACGCCAAGGCGACGACGGCGCAGATAAACCACAACGACGTCCGCCACGTCACTTTCTCACGATACATCCCAAACAAAAACGCCCCCACAATCGCCCCGAGAAGCACCATGTTTTGCCAAGCCATCATCGCACTACCCTCGCACGGCTAATTCCACTTCGCCAGGCGAAGCCCCATCCACGCATTCACCGCCGCCGCCGGCTGCTCCCCGCGCCGCGTCGTCCGCACCGAAAGTTCTCCCAGCGTCCCATACGCCCCACCGCGATACCGCCGCGGCGTCATCCCCACCGTAGCCAAATCAAAACACCACTCCGCGATATTGCCGCTCATGTCATAGAGCCCCAGCTCATTCCCCAACTTCGTCCCCACCCGCTGCGCCGTCCCCGCATTCCCATCATACCAGGCCACCGCATCCGCATTATTCGACCCCGAGTAAGTATATCCGCCGCTCTTCGTGCCGCCTCGAGCGGCCCACTCCCACTCCCGCTCACTCGGCAACCGCCACCCATCACCGCCCACCATCTGCACCGCATCCGAGACCCCGTTGCGATACACCGCGCCGCCCACCTCATACACCGGCGACAACCCCGACCACTCCGACAGCGCATTGCACCACTTCACCGCATCATGCCACGAGATTCCACCCACCGGAAAATCATTCCCAGCATACGACCCAGCCGCAATGTCATAACCGTTCGCCAGCGCCCACGAACGAACCGCAGCCCACTGCGCACCCGTCACCTCATGCCGCGTTATGACAAAACCATTGATCCAACCCGTCCCAAACCACGACGACTGTGAACCGCCATCCACCGTCACCCCATCGAACGACGGCAGCACCGGCGGCGGCGTTGGCGAAGGCGTCGGCGTAGGCGTCGGCGTCGGCGCCGCCACCAACTCCCCCGTCAGCCGATAAAACCCCGCATCATTCGTCACCCGCCCCGCATTCACGCGGCCTGCGTGCAACATCCCCGCATCCATCGGCAGCGACACCCACGGCCCACCCGGGTCATCCGCCCGCTCCAAGCCCAACATCACATCCTGCCCTTGCCCCCAAACCGATACCCACAACCCGACAACCGACAATAATACAAGATAGTGCGCTTTCATAGCACCACCCTACCGACCGAGATATTAAAACGTCAACACCTCCGGCCGCTTGATCCACGGCCGCAAATCGAACAGCACCTTCTCCGGCATCGGCGCCCCATAGAACCGCTTCTCCTCAAACGCCCCCGACCCCACATCCGTCGCCCTGATCCGCACCACCCGCCGCGGCTTCCCCAGAGAATTCACCTCCACCGCCGCCACGATCGGCGCCGTCCCCGCATAACCCCCATCCACCTCGATCCAGGCACCCCGCGGAATCGACTGCACCATCACCCCTCGCACGATCGGCTCCGGCAACGCCGGCACCTGCGCCGCGGGCTCCGGCCCCGACGCACACCCGATCAGCAGCCCCGCGATTACAGCGGCGCCGGCTCGTTGAGCAACGCGTGATAGTGATTCCATGTCGTCTTAAAATCCTTGTGCCGCAACACCCGGCTCGCCACCGGCAACCCATCCCGCTGCGCCACCTCCGCGCCGAACTGCTTGCGCAACTCATACGCCACCTTCTTGCGATCCGGAATAAACGGCCGCACGAAATCATTGATCCCCCGCTCCGTCAGCGTATTCGCCTCCGTCTTATTCGCCCGCGGTATGACAAACCCCGTGCGCCGTGTCTTCATCGCATAGCGCAGCTGTCCCAACAACCGCGTCCGCACCGGCACCTGCCCAGGGCGCCCCTTCGGCATCTGCCAATTCCCCTCCTCATCCTGGTAACGCTCAAACTTCCACAAATACCCCCGCTGCCCCCGCACCAACCACTCCCAGCGAAGCGCCGCCACCTCGATATTGCGCAGCCCACACCACCGCATCAACGCATACACCGCCCAGATCCGCCGATCCTCCAGCAACGCCGACCGCCGCAACGCCTCCGCCGCCGCATCCATCCGCTTCAGCGCATCCGCCGGGATCGGCACAAACCCCTCGAAAAACTCCTCCCGCGCCCGCACCTTCCCCCGCACCGCCCGAAACTCCTCCATATCCGGCAACACCAGCCCCGCCTGCTTATACCAACGCATCGGCTCCTTCGCAAAAATCGCCCGAATCTGCCGCCAAGTAGACTCCCTGCCCTGCGGCGAACCGGGCCACTTCTGCAAATACCGCTCAAACAACTCCGCCGAGCACCGCGTCATCGACACCTCATCCGGCTCCGCATTGCAAAACGACCGCACCCACTTGCGAAACGCCGAAGCATTATTCTTGCGCGTCGTCGCCGGCGACCGCTCCAACCACACCGCGAGCACATCCCCGACGGTCGCATAGCCCGGCCGCTTCATCGAATCCCGCGCCTGCCCATCCTCCAGCAACTGCTGCCGGATCACTTTAGCTTTACTAATCGCCGCCGACAGCGTAGTCATATTCGTCGACCGCTTGAACCGCTTCCCGTGAATCTTCACCCGATAGTAATAAAATTCGGAGCCCGGCTCCTTAAACACCGACACCTCATGATGCCGGCGCTGGCGACGAGTCTGCTTGTTGTCTTGGGGTTGGGCCACTCGGGCCACGGCTTGGTCCACTTTCATGCCAACACAGTCGAACAGCCGCGAACGACATGCAAGCAAAATCTTTCCCCAAAATCAGAGGACTCATCAGAGGCCAGTGGCCCTCTTACGAGTTCTCATAAGAGAAAAAGCAGCCATAGCTCAATTGGATAGAGCATCTGACTACGGAAGGGGCGGTTGAACCTGTTACGGTAGGGGTCGGGCCACGGGTCGGGCCACTTTGAAAATGGCGATCAGAGTTTCATACGCCCGTTTGTGTCATAAAATCACCGCGGCGGAACGCTCCGGCCGAGCGGGCTATTGACCAGCGCATTCCGCAAGAAAAGCTGCTTCCGCGTGAGCCGGCGCGGGTCGTGGCCGAGCACGGCGGACTTCACCGCAGCGTCGATGTCTTGGATGTCGTCGGTAAGCATCTTCGCCTTCAGCTCATCCGGCAGCCGCGCATACACCGGCGCTGCCATGCGCCAGCGGAAATGGCTCATCGTAAAATTCCCCACGTAGTATTGGTAGGCCGCGATTTGATTGTTCGTCAGCTCGACGTCTTTGCCATTGATCTTCGCCTTGCGCAGCACCTCCCGCGGCACCACGCCGGTCTCGCCCGTCGCGTTGAGCAAACGCCCCACCTCCTGCAACACCGGGTCCGCCTTGTAGCGCGTCGTCATCGCCGGATTGGTCAACACATTCCACACCGTATTGCCCCCGTATTGGTAACGCTCGATAGCCTGCCCCGTCACATCGAACCGCACCGGATACTTCGTCGACCACCCCGGCAAGCTCGCCAGCACCCGATCGAACTCCCGCTCCGCCGCCACGCCCGCCCGCGTCGTCCGCACCATATTATCGCTCAGCTGCGTCGCCTGCCGCACCAGCTGCGGCACGAACATGCTCGGCAGCCCCGTCACCGTCTTGATGAGCGCATTCGCCAGCTTGCTCTCGCCCGCCGGCGCCGGTTGCCCCGCCGCCTGCATGAAAGACATCAACCCGCTCAACAGCGGCAACTCCTCCAGCGACTTCGCCCCCGCCACCAGCGACATCACCGGCATACTCGCCCGCTCCGCCAGCCCCTTCTTCAGCGCCGACCGCTCCGCACGCTCCAGCATTGCCGCATACTCCGCGCCCGCCGCCACCGTGATCGCCACCGGCTGCGCCCAATCATACGTCACGATCAGATCCCCGTCCTGCGGCGGCTGCGGCGTGAACCAATTCATACTCAACAACGCCCTGCGCAACGCCGTCAGATTGATCCGATACGCCCCCAGCCCCGACGCCCGCCGCATCGCCTCCAAGTCCTCATCATCCTCCCGGCTCGCCGTGATGATCCCCAGCGAATAAAGCCAAAACCCCGCCGCATACATCCCGCCCGTCCCCAGCAACGCCTGCGTGAACGTCTTATTGAACTCCGCCTGGTCGAACTTCGCACCCCGTCGCCCGTCGCTCGACGCATACAGCACCCCCCGCATCCCCTGATACATCGCCCGGATGAACCCCAGCGGCGACCAATCCAAGATCCCCCGCATCGCGATCGACCCCGGCACCTGCGTGAACGCCATCAACGCCGTCCCCAGGCCGAACTGATCCGTCCGCCCCGCCGTCGTCAACCGATTCAACACCGCCCGCACCTTCGCCCCGCCTTGGCTCAGCAAATTCGGATTCTGATAAATGGCATACGCCGCCTCCGCCATCGCCGCCTCGATCATCTCCGGCGTCGGCTGCCCCGACCACTCGCCATTCTTCTCCGCCGCCGCCTGCATCTGCGCCAGGCTCGCCCGGAACTGCGACATCCAGAACGCCCGGTCGCCCGCGCCCAGCGCGATCGACAACGCCCCCTCCCACGCCCGCATGAACCCACTCGAAAAGATCCGCCCATTCACCGACCGCACATCCGAAATCTCATACTTGTTCTGCGTCGACAACTTGGACAGCAACCGCAAGTGATTCACCCCCGCCGCCACATTCTGCCGGAAATTGAACGACGGATTCTCCTGCTTGCTCCACAAATAACCCCGCCGCACATCCGCGATCGGCGCCAGCAACCCCTTCAGCCGCGCCCCCAGCTTCAACCCCGCCGACGTCCGCTGCCCCGTGAACATCGAGACCGCCGGATCGACGAGCCCCGTCACGATCGCATCCCGACCCACATTCGCGATCCACTGGATCTGGTTGCCCACCACGTTACGAATCCACGTCTTCGGCGCGAACAGCATCGACAGATAAGCAAACCCCCGCACCTTCACCCAGAAATCCGCCGGCACCAGCTCA